GGGGTGTAGGTCTTACTTTCGATTAACTGCCATTTTATCTTTACAGTCTCGTAGCCAAAATCTACACCCCTCTTCTTGAGGTCTTCTGATATGACATCCTCCAGTCCAGAACGATAACCATTCTTTATCGCCTGTTGTCGGATCTTACTCTTGGTGGTTGCCATATCTCTGCCTCTTCTCTTCTAAGCCACAACAGCCTAGCATTTTCTATTACTCGTTCCTCATCACCATCATAGGCTTTGATTACACGATCCCATAGTTCGTCTTCTGTATCTGCTCCGTCTAGTATCTTACTAGCTTTCACTTCACCAACTTTCCATAGGCCTACAATATTATCAGCTCTATCTCCTGTTAGTATTTGTTTGTAGAAGAACTTAATTCCCCCGAAGGGTTCTACCTTAATGTAGTCTGCTCTGACGATATTGAAATGCCAACAGGGTATCTGTAACATATCTTTGTCTATAGAGGCTACACAAGCCTTGTAGTCTAGTTTGGCGGCTTCCATTGCGATAAGATCATCTGCTTCCTCTCCTTGGCTTATAATAGCTTGGTACTTGCTTTCCATGTGATCTCTGGCTGTTTGCAAGTGTCTGGGTTTCTGAACGCTTTTTCTATTTCCCTTGTAGGCATAAGACTTAGCTATGTCGTGTCTGAAGTTACCTTTGCCTGTAAGGTAAACAACATAATCAAGTCCAATCTCAGGGAATAGTACAGTCTTATCTAAAATGAACTCGATAAGATCATCAACTTTACCTTTAGTATCTGATGATCCCATCTGTTCAGTGGAGAAGGCCGCACGATAAGCAATTATATCACCATCAATTAGTACCTTCCCCATGTCCATTTAAGTGTCACCCCACATCATTTCACCATCTTCACATTCAAAACCTACAGACTTAACATATGTGAAACCAAAGGCGTGTGCGGCTTCAGCAAAGAGTTGAGCTAACTCGTGGGCTTCTGTAATATCGTCCCTGCTCATATCAACGCTTCCGCTGTAGCCATCGTCATCCTTTTCCATATAAGCATTAACACTTACTCTCATAATCTACTCCTTAGACGTTGAATAGTTCGTCATCTTCTGACGTAACATTATTTGATTCATAAGGTACGTGATCTGTAACACCTACGTTTAGTAGACGTACACCTGCACCATTAGCGTATACTTCAAACTGTACCTTAGCTTTAGTGCCATTACCGAGTGGACCATCTTCTGAGAAGTCCCACATGCGTTTACTTTCACGACCTTCAGTTAAGTTAACTACTTTAGGTGCGCCGCCATAATCAATCGTGACAGGTTCACCATTACGATCTGTAAAGTTCTTTACATCAGAAACCTTACGTTTTACCTTCATGTACTTACCTATACCAAGGTCTGCATTACCCTGTCGTATGCGGTCACTATTCATAGGATGTAGGTCTAAACCTTCAGCTTCTAGCTTGCTGATTTGTTCTTCATCAGTGAAGTAAGCATTAGTAATAAACTGCCCACCATTCTGATGTACTGCTTGTGCGGCACGAGGTCCATCTGGACTACCCATGTCTGCGTTTTCTGGAAACACTTTAGCGTATTCAAGTATCATATCCATTGTGTATTTAGCCATGTCGAGTTCCTTTCGGCTGTTGGTACTTATATATAATGTCTAAATTTGCCAATATGCAAGGCAACGTAAAAAATAAATTTAGTGTATGTCTGCGTAGCTCTTACCAAACTGTGCATCTACACCTAGTGGTACGTTAAGTTCTAGCTTTTGGTTAAGGTTTTCAATAGCTTGCTCCATTGTAACCTTAGTCTGTTCTTCTTCTCCTTCTTGTACGAGTGCGATGATTTCGTCGTGGAATTGTCCAATGGTTTTAATTCCGTAGCGACGACATAAAGATACCCAACTGTCAAAACAAAATACTCCTGTTCCTTGATTTAATGTAGAGAAGCGATCCTTATCACTCCTAAGACTGTACCAGAATTGTGATACAGGATTGTATAGCCACGTAGAGCCAAATAAGTCCCTTGTACGGGCTGTACTAGCTACCTTATAGACTGACCAGTTACGTGACCAGAAGGCTTCTAGGAGCTTCTTTGCGTCCTTAGTGTGCATCCCAGTGTTACGAGATAGAGTAGAAGCACCAACACCATAAGTAGCACTGTAGTTAACTACTTTATAATTTTTACGCAGGGGTGTTAAAGATCTTTCTCCACTGTTATGTTTATCTATGTCTTCTTGTGTAATAACTCCTGCGTGTTTAGCTAAGTCTAAGTGAGGATCAAACCCATCTTTAGACATCTCTTCTACGTAGTCAGGGTCTAGTGGTTTCATGTAGTGACGTTTAGTTGTATCCTCTAATGAGGTCATGTCAGCACCACATAATGTATAACCTTCTGGACAAATCAAACAACCTCGTATCTCTTTACCATATGGCTTATCAACTGATGGTAAGTTAACCAGAGGCTTTGCATGTTTAAACCTAAGAGTGTTAGTAAGACCTGCTATGTTAGCTTGTACGTAACCATCTACTTGTAAGTTAACCATACTCTTTATAACACCTATGCGATGCGACAAAACAGATAGACCTTCAAGTAGACTGATAGCAGGTTCTACATCTGCCAGTGCTTTGACTGAACTACATAGGTCTGCATCCTTACGTACTTGCTCTAATTTCCTCGTGTCCC